GATGAGCTGGAGGTGGTTGGAGCCGTAGTGCCTGTTGGGGCTACATAGACTGCACCAGTTACCGCAACTCTTACATTGTCTGAATCTAATGCCATTGTTATTCCTAACTAATTAGTTAGAGGTTTGACCCTCTATGGGTTACAGCGAAACGCATAAATCTGCGCTCGCCTTTTAGGTCTGTCACATCCTGGATGGAGGACTGAACAGAGGTTGCCACAATGGGGTTCCCATCAGGCAAGTCATCAAAAATAGCTTCCACCATCAGAGCCAATCCCTCTGCGGCGGCGTAGCTTTCCTCATAAATGTTTACACCGATTACTGAGCTGGTAAGGGTCTTGCTATCTCTGCTACCACCATCACGGCGAATAATTACCTGTGAGGCGCTGTCGTCTGCCTTGATACCAACTCTGGTGCTTGTGTAGCCCTGAGCATCTAGCTCAGTATTCAAGCGGCTAACTAGGTGCGCCATAATGTCGCTAAAAATTACGGCATCAGCCATTAGTCACCTCTCTTTGGTTTGCGGGTCTTTACCTGAGTGCCACGCTCTCCACCTGCCAAGTCAAGTGCCCTTGACAAATCTCCAGTGTTGGCTTCCTCATAGTCTGAGCCCCTGAGCACCTTGACCCTTACACGGGTTGGTGACTTGGAGACCTCTAGCTCACTGCCAGGCAAAGCCGCCTGGACTTTTCTCATACGCTTTTCCAGCATGTTACCTAGGTCATCAGAGCGCAATAGCTCTCTCATGCCTTTGAAATTTAGTTTGACCTCTCCCTGACCCCCAGGGATTTTGCTAGCCATTGACTTCCCTCTGTAGGTCTATGACCGTTCCTGGTGTCCAGCTACCAAATGGGTTACGCCAGTCAAAGGGCTCCCCATCTAGGACATAGCGCTCACCACGGACCACAAAGATGTCATCATTTTGAATGTCTGTGTCTGGCGGCAAGTAAACAGTTAGCCCTGAGGTCACTGTTATCTCAGCGGCTCCCACGGTCTTAGAGCCTGTCCTAGCCGCTACCTTGGCCTCTAGGGTTGTCTCAGTAGTGACAATGATTGGCTCACCGTAGGCATCAGTCCCGCTGGAACTTTGTCGGATTTGGGTAATTGATTCCATAGTTGCCATTTCCCATGATAGATGTGGAGCGGAAAGAAAGGCCACGGTAGTAATCTGCCACCTTGACCTCAGCGGGGCTCATCATTACCTGAGCTCCAACGGCCCATGAGGCATAGGACTGACTGAATGGACCAACAGCTTGCTGTTGAACTCCAGCCGCCGCATCAGGGCTGATTGAAAGGGTCCTGGCAACCATGCCAGCTACAACTGCTACAACATCATCAGGGATGTCAGCTGAGCCGTGCTCATAGTTGACAACTACCCCTCTAAAGTCACCCAGGTCATAAAGGCTCTGGCGGCCATCCCAGGTGTAGTCAATGTCCACGCCGTCAATGTCTCTGACATAACCAATGGAGATAACTGGGCGCTGAACTAATCGGACAACACCATCCCTAGGGAATAGGCGCACGGTGGACTCTCCCACCTCAAACTTTTGAACAGCTCTCTGGACAAACAGTGCTGAGGCATCAGCCAGGTAGGCGTTAGCTTTGCTGGTTTCTGCGACAGTCAGACTGCGCCCCAAGCGGGCCTCTACATCTGAAATTGTGGCTAGTGCCATCAGGACCTCTCTTTGAAAAACTTAGTGTGTGGCCAGGGGGCCAGCGTGAGCCAGCCCCCTAGCGGTTAGCCTATTTAGGCAGATACATACTTTACGACAGCCTCAGACTTGACAACCTTTGCGCCGTAAACATTGAGACCACGCACAATGTCAGCGAACTTGGTTGGGTTGCGTAGGCTCTCTACATTCTCAACCTGGTTGACAAATGCAACCATGTCCTGGTGGTAACCAATAGCGGCTGGGTCAGTCTCACCAGTTAGTGGGGACTCAATGACATCCATGCCGTAGAGACGGAGGATAGCACCGTCACGGAGCTCTGAGCTGGAACCAGCAACAGAAACATCAGATAGGTCCTGGAGTAGTAGGTCAGCAAACTCTGGGTTTACGACTACAAAGCGACCATTAGCTGGAACCTTGTTGGTTGCCATGGTCTTGCGGATTTCACGGATAGCGGTCTTTGCCTCAGCGGCGGTGTCAACCACTACAGAGCCAGTGTTTGCATCACTAGCACCAGCGAACATCTGGGTTAGGACATACTCCTCAGCATCCTCAGCTAGGGCACGGCCAGCGGCCTCAGTCCAAGCGTTGAACTCACCTGCGGCCTGAACACGGTCAACATCATCAACATTTACAGAAAATGCCTTTTCCTGGTTGATGAGTAGCTGAACCTCAGTGTCTGCCAGCGCCTCAGCCGTAATGGAGCGGCCTGCGGCGGCGTAGTCAGTGATGGTTGGAGTTGTTGCGTTGATGATGTGGACAGTGTTGCCACGGGTTGCCTCACCTGAATACTGAGTGTTCAGGGTTGGGATAACAACCTGGTTAGCAATGAAAGACTGGGTAACACCAGCCGCCCACACCTCTGGGATGAAGTTATCAATCGCCATGTTTTATCTTCTCTCTTATAGTTTGCCCATCAGAGAATCAAGGCGGCCCTCATTACGGGCCTGGAGAATCTCTGCGGGTGTCATGTTGGAAAGCTCATCTCTACTGCGGATTTGAGCCTTTGATGGATTCTTGCCACGGTTACCCTGCCCTAAATCAGGTGCTGGGGTTTCCGTAGTGTTGCTGTGCGCTTCTACCCATGACTGAATAGCCTCTGAGTCAATGTTGCCGTCATCCTGAATGAATGAGGACTTGTCAAATGAAAGCAAAGCTCCAGCATCCAATACCTTGCCAGATAGCTGGGATTTGAGCTCAGCATCAACCAATTTACTAGCGAACTCCCTGCGAACACTGAGAGCGGTTTCCTGTTTGGTCTGCTCTATCAGTTTCTCAGTATCGGTTAGCTGAGACTGTTTGATTTCCTCTAGCTCTTTAGCGGCGGCCAGGTTGGCTTTAGCTTGCTGTTCATTTTTGCGGCTCAGTGACTTCCATTTGTCAACCTCTGCCTGTAGCTTGTCCGTTTCGGATAGCTCTGAGGTCTCAGTCTCTACCACATCTGTGGTTTCCTCTGAGGCCTCTGTGTTTTCAATCTGGTCTGTAGTGTCAGCCATTTATTCTCTCCATTTCGGATAGGGGTGTTGCGCTCTTTGCGAGCTAATCAGCGAGTGCTGAAATCTAAATTTGGCTAGGGCCAGTAAAGTTCTGGTCTGCCACGGTAAGCATTGGGCCAAGTTCGCCATGCTCTCTAATGGCTATCTGCCTATAATCTGGCTCTCTAGCTCCAGGGTCTGAAATGCCAAACCTTTGCTCCACGGCTTCGTGTGTTGCATTTAGCCTAAGTTCATCTATAACCTGGCCTGGGTCTTGCTTGCCATAAATAGGCATCTCACCACAGTCACAGCCAGGATGAATTGGAAGTAGGTCATTTCTTGTATAGCGCTGAGTGCTTGCCACATAACAAAGGGCACAGTTTTCAGCGCCAGTCAGGGTCCTGGCATAACCCACAATTCTGTCATTGCGAGACCTGGCCCTAAATCCAGCATTGCGCCTAGCCAGCTGAACATCTGTGGAGGCTATAGAGCTAATACGCTGTGCGCCAGCATTTATAGCTTGGGTTACGGTCTTGCCTTTGTCTAAGGCTGTGTATAGCTCCACAAAGGGTCGCCTAAATACCTCAATGTCAGTTGCGCCATTTCTAAGTGCCGCTGTGGTGTAGTTAGCTGGGTCAATTTCAGGTGCTGAAAATGGTTCGCCTGCGATTTGAGCCATCTGTTGATAGAAAGCAACCTGCAATCTAGCCGCTGTAAGCTTTGCGCCGCCCATAGTGCTAAGAATTAGCGGCAAGAATCTGTCAAAATCTTCATCTCGCCAAGAACCCAATGCAAGGAATCCTGAGGCTAGCCTGCTACCAGCGCCACGCACTAGGCGAGCACTAAGCCTGTTATAGGCATCAAGGATTTCACGCTGTGTGGCCATTACTCAGCCTGTTGCTGTGGAGTTCCTAGTAGTGCTTCGGTTAGTAGAGTCTCTCCAGCTCTCTCAACTTCCATTTCAGCTACCTCAGCTGGAGTGAACTGTCCAATTAGCTTCATTCTGGAGCGGAAAGGAACATCCTGGAACTTGGTGTTGGCATCTGCCCGCTCTGAGAGGCTGTAGCGCTCAGCTGGCTTCCACAGTGGCTCCAGGTCAAGTAGTGCGGCCCGCTCTGTGTCACCCATCCACTTGAACATCAGGGACATAACCTTGGACCAGCCAACAGTTGCCCTGGCAATGCGGTCCTCAGTCTTGAACACTAGGCCCTCACGGGCTAGAGATGCTCCCTCAGCGCTCTGGTTAGCGCCATCTGGGGAAAGGTAGTGCATAGGCGTTCTGGTAACAGCCGCAAAGTCCTGGATGTCAGCACGGACAGCGTTGATGATGTCCTGGATGCCAGACTGGTCTAGTTCGCCCAGCTCAGCATCTGGTGGCAGAATCCACATGGAACCAGGGGCTCCCTGGAACAGGCCGTTGTAGTCAATCTCATTGCCGTCAGGGTCATGTGTTGGGAAGTCACCCTTGACATACTTTTGCTTGAAAGCCTGAGTGGTAGCAATGATTAGGCGCTGTAGAATCATGTGATTGATTCTGTCAATGATGTCCAGGTAAGGCTCATACTCGCCACGGCCATCAGCGTTGGTGAACTTGACCACTGGCACTTCACCTAGTGGGTTAGGTGCGCTGGCTTCCTCATCAAACATCCAGCCGTCAGTGTCATAAGGGCTGGTGTCTCCAGGCTTCCTGAATACCAGGATTTCATCTGAATAGTAGTAGTAAGCGTGGTGCTGGCCGTATTCGCTCCAGACCTTGACTGCCGCCATGACATCACTTGGGTCCTCTGGGCTTACCTCACAGTAAACCTGGCGTGGGTCCTCAACGGTGACCAGCGGGTATTCACGGCCTTGCTTCATGCCCACAATGGCATAGGCGTGGCCAAACTTTAGGAAGTTGGTGTGTAGATCTGCGCTGTAAACATCCAGGTGGTTTGCTTTCCACAGGCGGCGGGCCTCATCATCACCATTCTCATCATCTGCGGCTCCAGTGCGGAAACCGCCAATCCTCATGCGCTCACGGACAGCGGCAACAGAAAGCTGGGCCATGTTTAGGCGTGACTTTTTCTGAAACTTCCTGTAGGCCCTTGACTGGCCCTCTGCGCCCTCTGGGAGAGGGGCATCACCATCATAGTAGCGCTCTAGTAGGTTGTAGTGCGCTTGCTCTTTGGCTAGGGCTTTGAGCATGCTCATTTGTGAGCTATTGAGCTGGGTAGCCATTCAAATTCCTATCTTATGCGGCGGGGCACAAATGTTGTCTTGGTGGCCTCTCCCTTTGAGAGGGCCTGTAGTCTTGCCTGGAAAGCCAGGACCGCCGCAACTGCGGCATCAATCTTATTGGGTGACTCTGGGTGCTCTTTTGCAATACTAACGCCTGAGCGGCCAATACGGCGGCGGGCGTTGAGCACATGTCTTGACAGTGCGAGCCCCTCAAATGTGAGCTCTTTGTCTAGGACAGCGTTCTGGAACTGCTCCAGGGCTCTGACCACCAAGTAACTGCGGTTACCCGTCATCCACCATTCAATGGGGTGCTGTTGAGAGGACTTGACCTTTAGCTTTTTGCCAAAGTCAGCTTCCCACTGGGCTATGTAGCTCTCCCACTTGGCTGGGTCAGCGAACATGCCCACCACATTGTAGTTTTCAAAGGCCTGTCTAACCTCATAGTCCACCTCAGTGATTGGGACTTCCCATCCCTCACCTGCGGGGCCCTCTGGTTGCTCCCAGACCTTGATTTCAAACAGGTGACCATCAGAGACTCTGCAAGCTATCAGCGCTGTGGCATCTGTAAGGCCTCTGGTCCGCTTCCTGGAGCCGTCAAAGCCCAAAGTGATGTCCTCACCCTTGGCCACCTCTTTTGTGGCGGCACAGGCCATCCACTCAGGGGAGCTCACCCAGGCATCTTTGGAAGATGTGGGCTGGTTGAAATAGTAGCGGCGTGAATCCTGCGGGTCATTGCGTGGGTCGTAAAATTCAGCTATAAGGCGTTCAATGTCCATGACCTGGGCAAAGGGACCATAGGCCTCTCTAAGGCCCTCACGGACCGCCTCAGGGTCTGTCAGGTCTATGTCTGGGTCTGCCTCCCTGTGGTCAAACAGGGTGCGTTGGATTCTGGCCTTGCCCTCACGGATTAGCTTGGCCAATTCGTGTGTTTCCTCTGCCACAGACTTTTCACCTGGCAGATACATGGTGCTGGTCTCCAGTGACCACGGCTCTGCGGCTTTACGCTTTGCCAGGTTACGCCTCACGGTGTCATACATCCGTTTGAGCTCCCTGGTGGTGTAGAGATGGGTCTCATCAAAGACCACAAATGTCTCTTTTCCACCATCCTTGGAGCTGTTGGAGGCTGTTGATGGGATGATTTCGCCGCCGCCAGGTAAGAAAATCCTGGTCAGACCTGCGGCATCCCTTGGGAGACCGTTGCCAAGCGGTCCCTCAGTCAAATTGAAATAAACATTGTCGTAGGTGTTACCCGCCTGACCTTCCTCTGTGGCCAAACAGCGAATAACTGGGGCTGTGATGGGCTTACCTAGCGGCTCTCCAGCCTGGTAGGTGTAAGTGAACCCGTCACGCTCATAAATCTCTCCACCCTGCGCCCAACCATCAAACCTGGCGGGTCCCATTGCCTCAAATAGGGTGATAAAGCCTGCTAGCTCGCTCTTAGAGCGGCCCTTAGCACGGCTGATAAAGGCTGAGTCATAGTTACGGCGGCCTGAGTCCTCCAGGGCGTAACAGTCAAGAATAAATGCGGCGAATTCCTCATCCAGCTCCACGGGCTGACCCTGAACATCTCCAGGACCGTGAACACAGAATGTCTCAATCCACCAAATAGCTAACCAGCCCAGTGACCTGTTTCTGTCATGGGTGCTTGCTTTGACCTGCTCACGCATCCAACAGTTTCTGGCGGCGCTCGCTAATGTCTGCCACCACTGCTATCTCAGGTGCATCTGGCTCTGGGTCTATGTAGCGGATTCTCAGGTCACGGCGGGCATCCACCGTTGTTCCCATAATCTTTTCCCGCATCCTGAGCTCTGCCATGGCCGTTGTCTTGCCGTGTGCGGCATCAGCGTGAACCATAGCCGTGTCAACTGCAAACATCCAGTCTGACTTTGACCACAAAACACAGTGCGGCATAGTGCTAATGGCCTGCCACCAATCCAGGGTGCGCTTTTCTAGCGGCCATTCCTGGAGCTCACCTTTAGGGTTCATCACCTGGCGGGATGCTGGGAGCTCTGGCCTGTCCCCGTCATAGGGCACATTTACTACCTCAGTCCAGTCAACAGTTGGCTTGTGCCTGGTTACTGTTGGCCTGTCTGCGGGCTTTCTGCCTGCCATTGCCATGTTGTCTCCATTTCGGACTGTTAGCTTTTCGCTAATAAGTGGGATAAGTCTAAGTGTGCAAAGCCAGAGCGCTGTAGCGCCTTGCCTGTGACCGTCAAGTAGCGGCCATTGGGGTAAATCTCAACGCTCAGGCCGTTACGGCTAAAGCGCCTGCCCTTTTCCAGGGCGGCATAACCCCAAATGTGTAGGCCCGTGCCGCTGGGGCTGACCTCAATGTAGGTCTCTGGTAGTGAGTCAATCACTGCCTGCGCCTCAGGGCTTGGCCTGCCATCAAAGCAATGGTCTAGGTCAATGCACACAATCCCGTCACCGTTGAGAACAAAGCCCAGTCCATCTCCAGCCATTGCGGCTAGTGCGGTCTGGTAGTCACTCCAGGTAGCGGGGTTTGTAGAACTGGCTGGTTGGCCTGTGACTGTGATGGGCACTTTGCGGCTATGCCTAATCCAGCGGGGCAACTGCCTCAGCTCTACTGGGATGTGGTGTCCACGGTGAGATTTGACTCTGCACCTGGTCCCACAAAACTTGGGTTTGCGGCCACGGCTACCAGGGTGAACCTGGATACCACAGACCTGGCACTTATACATGTGCCTAGTTTATCGTTACATCTGCCTGAGGGCAAGGTGCAACACCTATCTGACAACCCCGTGTTTACAGGGGCCAAAGGTCTCTATTTTGCACACAGAAATAATCACA